CACTGGCACTTCTCTTTAATTAATTTGGGGAGAAATACTCCCCAAATTAATTAAAGAGAAGTGCCAGTGTTTACCACACGAATTGGGATGTGAATGAATTCCGCATCCTTTTTAGGTTTAATACCAACATTCAGATACATTTCATTACGATCAATTCTGTCGGCAGTATTATTTGTAGAATCGCATACTGTTGCGTAATCATACAGCGCACGTTTAGACATGTAATCCGCCAGAATACTATCTGCGTTGCTCTTTAATGCATCGCGCGTAATTTGATCATTTGGTTTGAACAGGAATGGGAACGACCCTTTACGAAGTTTACGCTTCATGTCGCAAATTAAACGAACTGTAGAAACTCTATCTAATGCTGATGCAGCAGATGCAGACGTTTTCTGCCCCATGATTTTAAATCCACGTCCAGGAATGAACTGAATTGGGTTAATATTTTTGTCGTATTCATACAGAATGTCCATACGACCACGATTGATTTCAGCCTCGACAAACTTTGCAGATTCGCCAATTTTACCAGTGACATACCCAATTTTAGTAACGCCAACCACATCTCCATTACCTTCGCCGGCTGGTGCCATCCATAGGTATGAAATGTTGTCAGAATTTGCAATAGTTCTGATCGCAACGGCCGATGGTGGAACTAATACATCCACTCCATCAATATTGCTAACAATACACCATGGATAGTAATATGCATTGTATTCTGAACGAACTCTCTCGGTAGACATCGCCCAAGTTGCCGCCTGTTCTGGTGATTTATTAACTGGAACGTCATTTACACCAAAAGCTTCGTAATCAATGTTGATGTCGGTCAACAGACGCTGAATTTCATCAGCAACTTCTGGATAACCAGGGCAACTCACTAAATTAAATTCAAAATATGGTGAACGAATGTCTTGATTGGAATTAATCGCCGCTTGTAATGCGGTTACAATCTTAACTCTACGTTGCGCATCGGTTTCACCAAGTGGGTTTGGAATGGTAACTTCTGATGCCGAAATAGTAAATGAATCCCCGGCAACAAAATCAGTAGTTCCAGCAACCACAGTGAACACAATCTTATTGTTGTCAAATGGGACGCCAACAGTTCCAGCAACACCAGAAACGCCAGAATTAGTTCCAACCACTTCAAATGCGGTATTGGAAACCATCGTCACAGTAAACACTTCACCAGAAGTCAACAGAGCATCGACACTCAAGCCTTCAATAGTTCCAGAACCAACATTTGCTGGTTTTGCAACTGCGGTGTAACCAGCTTGGAACGTGAACACATCGCCCGCAACGAAATCTACACCATCAGCAACAACTTTCAGATCGATTAACGAGTTCTTAAAAGTTTTCCCAACCTGCCCACGACCATTACCACCAACAATAAAATTGGCAGTATCCGAAGACAAAACTTCATTTGCAATGAAACCAAATTGTTCCGACCTTACTATGTATTGTGGAACTTCAGAATCACTAACAATAAACTCAATAGTGAAAGTTTGTGGTTTGACTAAGTTGGACTTAACTACCACGTTTGAAAGATACCCCTCTCCCTCACCAAAGAACGTTGCAGTGGTCGGAATAATTGATGGAACGCCTAATGACATGAAAGTTCCACCAGCTTCTGAATCATCCAAATCAATATCGGCACGCAAAACATAAGCACGAGCGCCAACCTCTAGAAAATGATTCAAAGCAAGCAAACCATATTCATTTCTTGAATCGCCATGAAGTTGAGAACCATCAGAAGCTGTTCTGAAAGATGGAACTCCATACAATTCTAAAGATTGTTCAATACCTGTTACAACACGAACGACACCGGATTCGGTAGTTCCGACCGCAGTGTTATTAGTTAAATTGGTTTTTGAACCTTTTGTGGCGATAATATACAGTGGAACAGTTGAAGCTGTTCCAGGAGTGTAGTATGACTGATTATCAACAGTTACTGACACACCAGCAGAAACGCGAGTAGCCATTTTTACCTCTTAATTTAAAAACTATCATTTGTATTTAAGAAATTTCATTTTTCGGAGCTTTTTTGATTTAAAAAGTCCTCTTGTGAAATACTAACCGTCCCCAGAGATTTACTTCCAAATGGGACAATATTCCCGTCAGAATCCACTTCCATAGTCCTAACGGTTCCATCAGCAATGTCGATGGTAATCTTTCTAACTAAATCATCTCTAACACCAATTGGAATACTTAACCAAATTGGCATCTTAAATGCCAATGTCCAAATAATCGTTCTACCTTTATCCGCAATAGGATAGTTTTCTTCATTTGAAATTGAAATCAACTCAACAGAAGACAACATAGTCCAATCTAATGGACTGTCGTGCTTCTGGATTTGTAAATCGGGGTTGAATAAAACTAAAACTTGCTCTAAAATTTGATACATTTGGTCAACATTTGAAGTCATTATGCTTAATTCGACTTCCATGTTATAGGGAACTGGCATGGCGCGTTTCAAAGTGGTTAAATCATCAGGAAATACTCCACCAACAGGCATAGTTACCCGTTGGTCGATAAGTGCCGGCGCTTTCCTACGTTCTGGCGCTAACTCTAAATTAACCATGTATGCCGACAATGCTGGTAAGGACATAATTCGATTTTGTGTATTACCGGACATAATCGCAGATACCACCCGGTCCCTAAATCCCATAATACATGGGACTGATACCATCTCTTCATCACATTCGCCCCTCCCAGTTTTTATTTGAATCCCAGAAAAAATAGTCATAAACTGTCTAAGATATGACCGTATTTGGTTATCATAAAAATAGTGATGAATCATTTGTCATCCTTTGGTAATTGTCTAATTCCATTTTTTAATGGAACTGTCCTATTGAACATTTCAGCGTGTGAAGGCTTATGCGAAGAATTTTCCCTACGGCGATCAGTCTCCATGTAAATCCATTTTCCCTTGGCTAAACTGAACTTGTAAAGTCTTGGAGAAATGTTTAACTTTGGATCATAATATAATCTGAAATAATCTCCATCTTTTGCAGACGAAACTTCTGGAAGTTTATATCCTTCCATGTACGGCAGGCCATCTGGAGGAATGCCATCTTCCACGTAATTACCAGCACCATCATACTTATTAACCGATGGTATGTGGGGACTAACCCCAGACGCAAGTTCTGTTATATTGGCGCCCTTTTCTGGGAGTGCATCTTGTGCTTCAGCTTCATTTATTTTATTACTGACTAATGGTTGGGTTTGAATTTGATTTTTAGTCCCAGCAAAAAAATCTGAATCGTCAATAGCATACAGTTGAGTATCAATCGTCCCTAATAAGTCTCGATGCTCCGTAGAAGGCATAAAAGGCGTTGCTTGAAACTTAAAGATAATTGGCCGCCATGAAGTAGTTCGACCATCTGCAGCCCACCCAGTATCAACCACCTCCAAAAATTTACGAACTGGTTTTAAATTGTGGTCATATTGCATTTCTGAAGGGACTTCAACGATGTCACCAACCACAATAGGCCGTCCGATAGCTTTCACCATCCCCGCAAAAGTTGTAGTGAAGTTAAATGTATCACCCATATCAAAACCAAATTTATTGAAATTTGTGACCGTATCAAATGCGGTATATGCTGCTTTTAGGTCCACAGCGGTCTTTGAATAGTCCCGGTCTCTATTCTCCATAAACAAATTGTCTTGAATATCATCAATTCTTGTTAATTCAAAATCATACAATTCTAATTCTGAGACTTCCCATGGCTGATTACTACCGACCCCAACAAAAGACGTTGGGACAATCCGCCAATACCTACTAGGTTTAGCTTTGTTAAATCTTATCGTATTAGAATTTGATAAGTTCGGTAAATTGACAACATCAACTCTAACCCATTCCATTTCGATACCAATCGAAAACATGTCGCCGGGGCTAAAAGGTATTGTCGAACTCTCTAAATTAAATGCACACAAATCACAAACGAACCGACTTCCAACTTTCGCAATACCAATAGTCTTAGTTTTTTGTCCTTGGAAAAAAACTTGAAATGTATTCGCATCTGAGGCAATCAACATTAAAATACCGGCCTCCGGCTTAACACCTATTAAAAGATTTGAAATTTTGCCATTGCCAGAGCCACTAAAATGGACTTTAGACGCATCGGTTTTGAAGTTGCCATCCGAACGCTCAATTCTTATTTGCGAGGCTCTACGGGTGCTTTCAGGCTGTGTAATCCGCATTGCCGAAATAGATTGTAAGTTCGGTTGTGGATTTTCATACGCGGTCATACCATAAGAAGTTTTCTTAAAACCAAAATCGTAGCCAATCCAACTAGGCGTAGTCAAAACTGACATGCCGCGTTCCCTAGAAATCCATGTTGAAATCGAATCAGAAAAAACATTTTCTGAATTGTTCATCGCCATGCCATCTCCAACCACATCGACCAGCTTACCCTGTTCGTGTTCGCCTAATAATTTGAAAATGTGTAAAGTGGCACCAGAAATTTCTAAATTTTCAAATGCATAGTTTTCCTGAACAGTATCACAATTCGGATCGGCAATGTATAAATCACCCGCACAAAGTTCTGGTGGGGTGTACGGTTTCAATCCATCATCAGTTTGATGGATTGAACCAGTATTTGGGCAGGTATTTTCTGACATAAGGGTTTGAGTGGGTTCGCTCTATTAAAAGACTGCGGCAAAGTTACAAAGTGGACTCAAGGCAAAGAATCATGCGCTCGCCTTTTAGATAGTTGTTTCAGGCAATCAGAAGAAAGACTTAAGG